ATGGGTTGTTCAGCGTGCTACTTCGCGGAAATGAGTGCTTTTGCGTGGTCAATCACGCATAAAATCACGCATAGAAAATGCCAACGGGAAAAGCAACAGCAGGGCGGTTGTCTACCTCTTCAACCTTGCCCTCACGCACCTCTTCAACCCCCTCAACCAAGCTCTCCGCTTCGCCGCACGCCTATCCCAATACAGCACGCCGCACACGCTCACGGCCAGCCAGAAGCCCGCGGCTCTCCATCTGCGGCCCGTTTCCCAGATGCACAGGGCAAAACGCCAGTCCGCCAGCAAACGCGCTTTAACGCCCCCTGCCTCACGGTAAGCAAGGTCGTGTTCGTCGCAGCAGAATCCGAATGGCGGAGGGCGGCGCAGAATGAGGCGATAATACCAGTCCACGCCGCCAGAGCAGCCGTTTGTTTTCATTATTCAGGCCAGTCAGCATTAAGCTCTGTCTCAAGCCATTCGTTGACGGCATCCACAGTTTCCAGCTTTGCTACAGCCGCACATTTCACATCGCGCAAATCAAAACACGCTTGCACATGCTGACGTACCGCCATACCGATATATTTTATTGTGTCGCCATCGAGGCCAATAAATACCGGAGTGCCATCAGGGTTCACACCTGCCGTCTGCCAGCGCGTCACTTGGGAAGGATTGAGCAGAGTGCCTACCACTGCCCCGGTTACCATGGCTTGCGATTCCCTGTCGGTGGGTATTGCCATACCCTGTAAAGTGATGCCGCCAGTTTCAACCAGCCAGCTTTTCTCTTTGATGGCGGCGATTGCGTTGGCCTTGAGTTCTTCAAGGGTCGGCGCGGGTTGTGGCAACTCCAAAGTAACTTCACCCGGATTCGCTATAGCATACCTATGCACCGCCGCCCATTCTTCTGCCCATTCCCCTTTGTTGGGGACGTGGTAGGGGTGTCCATTTTTCAAGACTTCATAACTGCCGTCAATGTGTTTGATTATGCCTGTAAACATTATGCTATCCTCCAAAAAAGCAATCTAGCTGCGGTAGTCGAACTGCCGTTAACCGTGATTGTACTGCCCCCGGCCACGACCCCGAAAAGTGTTGCAGGTGTGTTTGATGTAGATACGTTAAGCCATGCCCAAGTGCCGCCAGGGGGAAGCGCTGTTGTCGCAGTCGTCACCAGCACCCCCGTCCACTGCCCGACGCCTGTATCTGTTTGTGGCATAGGCGCAATCCCCAAAGCAATAATGGCAGGGGCGTTAAATGCAGACGCATCAAGCTTGTCAGCAACCGTCTGTACTGTTACCGTCGACACCTCTGCTCCACCGACGGCATCAACGGCAAATAACCTGCCCACATCAGCAGGGGTAGGCCGCTCGCTGAACATCCTTGCAAACAACGGCCTACGCACGTCCGTAATATCCGACTGCGACAATGTCACAATAGTGCTTGTGATGCGGATATGAGCAAGCGCGTACTCTGCCACCCCGAAAGCGTTGTATGCAAGCGCTGGCGGCTCTGTGCTTCCAGATGTGCCCTTGAGCACCATCACATCGACCGTCCTAGTGTCGTAATCTCTGCGAATAATCACAGAGTCCACGCGCTCGGATGTTGGCTCCGGCTCAATAGCTAGTGTTATCTGCGGAGAGAAAACGATAGTTCCATTCACATGGCCCCGGAAAGGCCGGACGGCCACGTTAAAACCGTTTGTCCACCTGACAGCCCCGTCTCCATCGTTCCAGTCGACAGAGTCTTGCCTGATGCCGTCCAGCCAAAACATATCATTCATGCGCGTCACATCATCGGCGGCAAAGGCAAGGTCAATCATGCCCGGCTCATCTGTCGCAAACGACGAGAACGGTATGCCGATGGCATTGCCGAATTTATTGGTATCACCAGTGTAATCAGGCATTAAATTCCCCCTGTAGTGCTATGACGAGACCTTCTATCTCGTCTGTCCTGTAACCAAAAGTGTACTCCCGCTCGTAAGTGCTTTCCCATGTTTCCTTGACCTCTGTGCAAAAGTTTTTTGTCGCCACGCCGATATTCGAGCTTGAACTGATGGTTTCCCAACCAAGCTCAACCCATTCTGTTGCAGTCGGCTGAATTGTGAAGGTTTCCTGTATGCGCCGCTTGGCAAGTTCCTGTATGCCCTCGTTGCGCAATATGGCCTCGTACTGCTCAAGGCTCAGGCTTCCCCGGCGAGAACGAGATTTGAACGAGTATTCATACCGTTCTTCGCTGCCGCTCTGGTCAACGATTGCCGTCAAATCTTGCCCGATTACGCGGGCATAGTTGTAGTATTTGGAAATGTCGAAGTCGTAGGCAAGGTCTTTGGCGTTGCCTAGCTCGTCTGCCAGGCGATACGTCCGGCCCGGAATATCCACCTCGTAACCAACAGGCTCGAAGGTGATAAACTGCACCGTGTCTGCGCGCTCGTCGTACAGGCACTTGAACCCTACATCGTAAGCCGTAGAGAGCATTTTAAGATACTTGTATACGTTGCCCGTCAGCTCGGTAAACGTGGCAATAGAGATACCTGTTCTGTTGGCCTCACGGTTCGCCACAAGCCAGTGAAAGGGGTTGTTCGCGTTGATAATGTTACACATTACAACCCCCACCTGATTGGTGTACGGGTGGTCAAGGTCTGGCACATAGTCGGCTTCTGTCGTGAACCGCTTGGCGAGCAGTCCCTCAACACCGATGCCTTCAAGGGTAAGATTTCTCCCGTCAAATTCTTTCCGGGTAATGTAGGCAATCTGAAAGGTGTCATTGCGCACAACATAGACAGTCTGGCGGTCAAGCACCCGCTCAACATGGTCTGTATCTTTTACACCACACTGCATGGAAAACTTGTCCTGCTGGTGGAAGATACTCTCCCATCCAAGCGAGGTGTAATTCAGGCCCTCCGCGCCCTGTTGAATGACGTCAACCGTTTCGAATGCTTCATTTTTGAAGTAAAGGCGTACAGTACTCATAACGCTACCACCTTCCCCCGGAACGATATTTCGCAGGATGCCAGCGAGGAACCCTGGTCAGGGGCAAAAATCAAGGTGTTGCTTCCCGGCTGAAGCTGGATCATCCGGCTTGCCATTGTCAGATAACGCAGCACATTTACGCCGTTGAGCGTGGCTGTCACAAAGCCAAGCTGTGTATTGACGTACAGGACATCATCCGGAACCATCGTCAACGCAAACTGCAACGACAATCCGGTTGTGACATTGGTAATGCCGGGGTTGACAACCTGCCCGCTCGCCCTGACGGACGCCTCGAAACCGTTTTCAGAGCTTGACGGGTTGTTGATGGTGTATTCCTGTGCCTCACGAAACACGCTGAAAAAGTAAGAGAATCCAGTGCGCAGCGGGAATGCGATACTGTGTTGCTCAGGGTAGTTGTAGAAGAATTTGTTGAATGTGGTGTCGTGGCCTATCTGGTACTGGTAGACGGTTTCCGTGTACAAGTATGGATCGGGGAAAAACAGGGATATTTCAATCTCTGAACCGCTGTACAGGCTCCCGCCGTGGTCTTCCGCGTCGTATGCCTCATGCAGGACGCAGGAGCCGAAGTAGCGAGAGCCGTTGTATACAACCTCGACAGCAAACTTGGTGTTGTGCTGAAAGAAGTCGGTGAACATGCTCCTCCGGTCTGCCGTGTGCCACTCACTCTCGATTTCGATAACCCTGTTCAGGACGCGGGAACCAAGCCATAGCTCGCCGTCCATCAGGGCGTTGCCGACAGTCTCTTTTTCAACCTCGCCAATGCCGAGACCCTTGATGCTGTATATTTCAAACCGCTGGCCCTCGCCAAAGCTCAACTTTGCGCCATCGGCCCGCATCAGGTGGATTATGGTATTGGTAACGATACGGCCTGCGCTCATGCCAGACTCCTTATAAACGCCCTGTTCGCCTTGGCCTGTAGCCGCCGGGCCTCGGAGAATGTGAGCTCGTTTTTGACTTGGTATGTGACTTGCTGGTTGACGGTCTTGGAATTATCCACGGGAAGGGCAACAGGCACAGGCGCAACCCCGGCCATCATGCTTCTGTCAATCAGCCCGGCGAGGTTGAACCCCATGGCCTTGAATCGCCTGTAGGCTTCTGCTTCCGGCAGGGGCAACACCTCTTCCCCGGCCTGGCCCCAGAACAGGGTTTTATCGTGCGGGTTGTCGGCAGGGGGGAGGTAGCCGTAGTTGTTGGCGTTGGCCGCGCCGATGGTGCCGCCAAAGTGGTAGGAGGGGATTTCCGGTAAAGGGCGGGATGCAATGGCCGCAATCTGGATAGCGCCAGCCGCCGCAACGAGAGCCGCGAAGATAGGGCCAAGAATAGCCCCACCTTGTGCCCATGCAAGTGTGATGCCCTGCGCCACGTTGATAAGCCCCTGGAACAGTGCCATGGCTTTTTGTGTTTCGGCCTGCTTTCTTTCCAGCTTCGCCCGGCGAATAGCATAGTCCTTTTCCATCTGCTCTTTGCGGGCCATGTATTCTTGCTCGGCAAGTTCTTGCTGAAGCCGTATTTCGTCACGCATCAGGGTATCAGCTTCCAGTGCTGCCATTGATTCAGCGTACTTCTCTTCCTCCTGTATCCTCTGTTCCATGATGGCGGCGTACTCGTCTTCTGTGGCGTGGTTCTGTGCCTTCCAGTTCAGTTCCTCAAGCCGCTCATTGTGTTCCTTTGTGAGTTCTTCTTTCTGCTCTTCAAGGTCGGCGTACTGCTCAAGCTGCTCCTCGTACATTTTCATTTCTTGTTCGTGCTTGTTTTCAAGTAACCGCAGTTCACGCTCAAGGGCTTTGTCGAGGGATTGTATACGGGCGTCGTAGGCTTGGCTCATAAAGTTGCCCATGTTGGAGACGATATTACCCATAAAGCCTGCAATATCCCTGAATAGCTCTTCCGGCTCTTTTTTGTTCTTCTTTTCTTTTTCCTCGCCATTCAATTTATCGAGCAACTCCATAAGCTCGCGCAGCTTTTGCTTGGTTACGTCCGTTACTGCCCCGACATTGTTAATTTCATCGAGAGCTACTTTTGTTAACAGAGTGATTCTTTCTTGAGCATGGGCCTTTTGGAGAGTGAAAAGCTCTTCTTCCAATTGTTTTTCGTTGGTAATCGTAGATCGTGCTATTGCGACACGGGCATTGTAGACCTTTTCAAGCTCCGCAAGGTTGTTGGCCTTTGACAGCTCCTTGTTCTTCTCGATGATACGGTTCAATTCCGCGATTTGGGCGTCAGTAAGAGCCTTGCCAGACGCTACCTGCTTTTCGTAGTGTTCACGGGTCAGGCGTTCAAGCTCGGTGTAGTAGGCTTTTTCAAGGCCGGTGAGTTCTTTCTTGAGGGCTTGCTGGTCAGCAAGGGTGGCCTGGGATATCTCGCGCTGAGCGGCATAGCGGGCGTGAAGGGCCGCGATTCTCTCCTCGTCTGTTTCTTTCTCTTTCTTCTTTTTTTTGATCTGGCTGTCTTGAAAGTCCTTCAGGTCTTTTTCTGCTTGTTTCAAAATGGACGCGGCCTTGTCTCGATGCGATTGTTCTAGATTCAAGGAGTCTTGAACAAGTTTTTTTGCATCCGTAACGGCCTTTTTTCTAGCCTCAAGCATGCCGTCCGTAGTTTTTTTAAACCCATTCTCAATCTGCAAGGCCAGATTGTTTTGAACGTCTTTATGCTTCTTCCCTAGGTCAACAACCTCATCCTGCGCGGTTTTGACATTGTTGAATGCAAGCTTGAGATCTTCCAATTGAGAAATAAGTATTTTTATTACCGCCCGCTGATGGGCTGTCCAGTCGGGCTTTTGTGCTAAATCAGTGAGGTCGTTTCCAAGTATTTCCAATTGAATACCGTTGGCCTTCAAATCGTCCCCGAACGTCTCCACATTCTTTGATGCCTCAATAGTAGATGAGGTCAATTCATTCATCCGCGAGGAAATGGCATTGAGAGAATCTTCTCTGCTGACGCCAAGCCGAATCTCTTTTTCCGTGAGAGCAATAAACTGCTCTTGCCTCTCAAGTGTAAGTCCTTCAAGTTTTTTGAGTCCGCTCTCAACTCTAAGGCTTGCAGTCCTTTTTGTTGCTTCTAAAAGCTCTAGCTGTAGCTCAATTTGTCGTTCCGTGGCCTTTGTCGCAGCTTCAACGTCACTCGCCAGTTTCAGGTAATATTTCGAGATACTCTCAAGGTCAGACTCGGCCTTCCTTGACGCATCACTGGACTTCCCAAGGCCAAGAACATATGCTGCCAAGCCCGACACGGCAGCGGTAACGGCAAGCCCAAGGGGGCCTGCCAGAACAGCGGACAAGCCTGTCATGCGCTGAATGACTGTTGTTATCCCTTGCGCGGCACTTTGAGATACGCCAAGGGATTTCGCCGCCAGTTTTGTTGCCCCGTTCGCTACTCCGTCCATTGCATCGGCAAGCTCTTTCGACTTAAACGCCGCCGCATCAAGGTCGGAAACGTCAATATCCAATCCTCGCTTTTCGCTGGCCTCATCAAGGTTTTTCTTCAACTCGTCTGCGGTTTCTGCGGCCTCTTCTACCTGTTCGGCATTGACCTCAACATCGATTTCGCCGCCACTGTCTTTCAGGTCTTCAAGGCTGTCTTTGAGGTCGTCAATGTCCTCTTTCGCCTCTTTCATGGCACTTTCGTCAAGCCCGACCAATATTTCATGGCGTCTGGCAACTTGGCGAAGCATTTCTTCCAGCTTTGCAAGCTCTTTTGTGACCTCTTTGGTCTTGGGCTTCTCGATGACGATTTGCTTCTTGGCGGTCAGTGCATCAAGGAGTTTCTTCGCTTCCTCAAGGCTCTTTTTGAGGTCGTCCGCATTGGGCGCAACCTTTGTTTTCCGGTTGAACTCGTCAAACTCGCGAGAAAGCGTATCAAGGCTTTTCCCAGCATTGGCCTCAAGGTCTTTGAAGCCCGAAGCGTCAAGCTTGGTCTTTATCGTGAACATCGTTTCTTGCGACATTTTCTTTCCCCTTCCTTAATTCCCGCGCCCTTTTGGCGAATGCAGGCTCTTTCGGTGCAGTTTTCACAGCCCGCTTGCCGTCTAGGGCCACTTGTTTCTTGATTTCAATCACCTGTCGCACATATTTCTTGTCCGCTTCCGTCTTGCGCGGCAACTTGGACACGTCCACGCCCCTGTAGTGCATGTAATAATCGACCAGCGTTGACCCTGCCGGAAGGTTGTTCACCAGGGCCATGAACCGCCACCAGTGCATAGTCTGGACAAGCGGCTTGCCGTTGGGCTCTTCCATGAGGTCAACGTCGTAGGAGTGAAGGAAAGCAGCGTAGATAGCGTCAAAGTCTTTCTCGTAGTCAAGTAGGCGTTCTTTTGCGGGCTTTGAGAGGGGCTGAGACTCGACTTCCCCGCCGCGCATGAACCAAACAAGAGCCTTGAATACTGCCTTGGCTTCATCTGACGACAAGGCATATAAGGGTATTTCCCGGCCTTCCCTTGCCAACTTGCCGATACCTTGCGCCAGTATGTCCGTTGCCCTCTTTTCGTCGACCTCTGCCATGCGAGAAGAAAGCCACACCCACAAGGCCGCGCCAGTGCGTACAGTCACCTTTACGCCGCCAGCACTGAGAGTTGACGGCAACCCGCGATGCACAATCATAAGGAGATATTCGGGAACTTGCCCATGATTTCAAAAGACAGGTCGCGGAATTCCACCACCGAGGTAGAGGCTTTGACCCCTTCTGCCTGTTCCTTGCCGAGGGCGAAATAGACCATCTGTTCGGACACGGCCATGATCTCGGTGAACTGCTCTGTCAGAAAGGCCTTGGTGGCCTCTTCGTTCCCGCTTGTTCGTTCCGCTGCCTTGGCAATGTGCAAGGCCCGGAAAAAGAGATCGGCGGGCATTTCTTCGGGCTTTCCGGTGATGGTGTAGACTTTGCCTTTCACTGAAATGGTGCTGTCCATGATAACTCCTGACAAGATTGAACTTGATTAAAGGTTAAAAAAATGGGTATTCCTTTGGGCAACCCAAGGGAGAGAACATGAAAAAGCTATTTTTGATGGTGTTGGCAGTGTTGGCGGTGTGGCTGGTGTCATTCCCCGGACAACCAATGGCGGCGACAGACGCTAAGAAAATAGACCTAAAAACAGTCCTTCCTTCTTCTGCAATTTCGGACATCTACTATAAATATGAAAAAATTCATGACGAAATAAAGCGGGGAGAGTTTGAAAAAAAGGCAGACTTTGAAAAACGGATAGCGGCTTTAAGCAAGAAACACGAAGAGATGTTTTTTATGGAAGTGCCCGTCCGTTTGGAATATGACATTGATGCCGAGAAATTCTTGTTTAATGTGCGTGGGATTGTATTTTCCGATAGCCCTCTTCAAATAACTTTGCACGAAATAGAGAAGCGTCTAGGCGATTACGAAGCGTCAAATGCTTTTGGTGTAAAAAAAGAGATCTCAAAATTCTCTCGCAATACCTTTGAAATCGTAGTTGTAAATATTGACCGCAAGTCGAAATTTACAAAAGAGTATGATTTCCTTTTGTTTGTTAATTACCCTCCAGAAAAAGCAAAAGAGCTTAAGCCTCACCTCAAACTTGTAGGGGAATTCATCCCTAGTATGAAGGGTAAGGGAGAAGGATTCACTCACGAGGATTCTTCATACCACGATAAAGAACCCACCTTGAGCTTTCCCTATGAAATTAGAGGTGCGAAGCGAACTATTTACGCAAAGGTTAAAAATTTTCATGCAATTCATGACGAAACAGGCGAGATTATCAAGTCTTTCCCATTCAAATAGCTATTCCTGTTGTAGCCAATGAATAAAGGAGTCCTCATGGCAAAGAAAAAACTTATCCCAGGCCTTTCTTTTTCTTGGAAGCGGGCTGTGGGCCTGTCTCAAGCCCAGGCAAAATTATCCAGAAAAATAGGGGTTCCCCTCTCAAAATCAGGGCGTCAACGTAAAGTGGGGAAAATGGCAGGGTGCTTACTCCCTGTTCTGGCTGTTCTGTCCTTCTGCCTGTTGTTGATTGTTTTTTAACGACTTGACACTGACTAAAAGTGAGGTTTGCCCGTGCTTAAGAAAATCCTTGTTTTTATCATTGCTCTCACTCTTGCCGCACCTGTCGCTTTTGCCGCCTCAACATCTGTGAAGGGTTATAGAAAAAAAGACGGAACATATGTTCAGCCGCATAAGCGCACAGCGCCGAACTCGAGGAAGTCCGACAACTGGTCAACCAAAGGGAACACCAACCCGTATACTGGCAAGGATGGAACGGTTGACCCTTACCAGAAGAACAAACGTAAATAACCTTGACATTCACCACATTTTATGGCGTTGTCTTCCTTAACGGTGCTTGAAAACACCATCTAGGCGGTCACGCCACCCGTAAGATATGGCCTTTTTTTATGCCCTGTTCTGGGCTATAATGCAGTTCATATTTTGCCGGGTGCGAGGGCTATGTTCAAGGCGCAAGCCTAAAAGCCTTTGGCGGTTCCTAGAGCCGTTTTCAACACCCGGCATTTTCTATTGGGGAAGATGCCTGTGTGAACCTTGAAAAGTTCTCTAGGAGTGTATCATGACAGAATTAGTTTTTTCCCCCTCGCTTTCCGTGTCTCAAGGACGACCCGTTGTTTCTTCCATCGCAGTAGCCGACCATTTTGGCAAACGCCACGCCAATGTCATTCGTGATATTCGCCGCGTTGCATCCGAAGTGTCCGAAACTTTTTCTCAACTCAATTTTGAGTTCAGTGAATACATCGATGAAACAGGTCGCTCCCTTCCCATGTGTGAACTGTCAAAGGACGGATTCACTATTGTTGTGATGGGGTATACCGGGAAAGAGGCAATGGCCCGGAAGGAAGCCTACATCACCCGGTTCAACGAGATGGAAGCGGCCCTTTTGAACGGCACCCACGGCGAACCCGTATCCATTCCCCTCACCCCCTCAACCGCCGACGACCGCAAGCCCCTTCGTTCTCTCGTCTTCGCATGGAGCCGCACCGCAGGCGTACACATTGACACCTGCTGGCCCCAAGTGAAGGCGCATTTCCAGCTTACCCGGCTCGACGACCTGCCCGCTGAATGGATACCGGACGCTCTCGCCTTCGTGCAGGGGAAGATTGACGAAGTGCCCAAGGCTCTGCCGGAGTCCAACGTCACCCTTTCAAGGGAGGCAATGGACTACCTCATTCACAAGAAGCTGGAAGAAATCGTTGACGGGAAAATCAACCTCAAAGACGCCAGAATGGCTATCTCGGGGTTCCTCAAGGCCGGGCAGATTGTTCCATCCAAGGGCCAACCGCCCGTCGTTCTCATGGAAGACCAGATGGAAGAACGGTTCCTTGAACTGAAAGACGCCGCCAAAGACGTGAAGCTCAAGACCAACCGTTTCATGCACGGGGTGTATGCTCGCGTTCTCATGGTGCCGGACGACAAGCGGAATATCGCTTCCCGCATGTTCGTCACGCTGGACAAGCAATGGCAGAGTATCAACACGGCGATTGACGCCATGGAGGAACACGCCAAGGCAATGTGCTGCCTGAACAGGGTGCTGTAAGACCGATGGCCCCTGCCGAGAGGTGGGGGCTTTATTTTGGCGTGCGCCCCTGTTGTATGGCAGGCCCATACTGTAGTGAAATAAAAACAGAGCGTTATATGCAAAAACAAGTTTTCTAGGCCCGCCCTGTAAGATGGTGCGATTTTATTGTATCCTATTGATATAGTAACTAAAGATGTGCTCTGCAACAGTGGCGCCCCTGCGTGCTGATGGCCGCCAGGAGTCAGTGTCAATTTTGACACAAAATAATGCCATTTTGCGCTTTATAGGTTGCGGAAGAAAGTGTATTTTCAACCTGTCGAGTGCCTCATATTTTAGGCAATGAGGGGGAGGTTTTTGTTATGACGGCAGAAGAAAAGCTCAAAGTCATGGGAGAAGAAAATACCCCAGATTTTTGTATTCACATAGAGTTTACGCCAAACACGCAAAACCCCCACAGGCTTCTCAAGTCTGCCGGACTATTTATTGAATCTCTTCAAGTGGTTGACAGCCTTCTTTTGTCTTCTGTAGACACCAATATCCGCCCAATTTTTGTTCTTGAGGAAATTGAAATAGGCTCCCTCAAGTTGTGGATGAAACAATGCCTTGAGTCTATTTCTGATAATGATCTTCGCAATTTAAATTGGAAAAAAGCCGTTGGGCGATACCTCGTCAAAGGGAAACACAAGCTTTTGGCAGCGATGAATGCTAGCCCGCAGTTACCAAGCCGCCACCAACTAGAAATACTTTCAGTGGAACTACACACACTAGCGCAAGAGACGGACGTAAAGCAGATGCCTTCTTATACGGCCATTAAGCCCGTAGACCTTGCAAAAGAAATAAAAAAAATCAACGATGCCATCTATGACCTTGAAGCATCTGACAGAATTACATTTATTTCGGATGACGGACAAGCGCAGATATATTCAGGGATTATAATTACGCAAGAGTCAATAACCGAACTTTTCACAGAAAATGAAATCGAAAACGAAATCGAAATTATCCTTGTGGTGCGACGCCCGGATTTTCTTGGCGAAACGAAATGGGAGTTTCGCCATGAGAAAAAATCAGTGTCTGCAAAAATTGAAGACGAGGGCTGGCTGTCAGACTATCGCGCCGCCAAAATCGATATTCGCCCAGGGGATGCCTTACGAGTGAAGGCTCGTGAGTCTGTTACATATGACAAGGCTGGCGAGGTTATAAAGAACGAAATGGCTATTGTTAAGGTGATAAAAATCATTAGAGTAGTACAAGAGCCAAAGCTTTTATAACCCCCCGCCCCCGGCCCGCAACCGGGGGCTTTGCTTTCCTTTCACTCCCTATTCGATTGTCAAAGAACCAAGCCCCGGCGCAAACCGGGGCGTTGTCGTTTAATCCGCAGCCGCCGCGCCAAGAACCAGGTCGCCAATGTCGAGAGTGGGAACGGCCACGAATGCGCTCAATACCCATGTTTCATCGTCCGGGTCATAGTTCACGGTGCCGCCGTCTTCCAGCTTGATGTAACCACGCTCGATGTCGCCAGATGTCTTGATTTCAGAGGTGACGGTGATTTTTTCCGTACCTGCTCCGCCAATGGCGCTCACAGTCACTTTCGCCTTGGCCTTTTGAGCAAAGGGCGCATCGTCCACAAGTGCCCCGGCCTGTTTTACGCCGATGTTTCCATAGACAGCCAAGAGGACAAACTCTTCATTGACCTTTCCGAGCAGGCCAGCCGCTACAATGGCGTCATAGGCAGGCTGGTTCTTGGTAAGCTCAAAAGCCGCCGGAATGGTCAGCCCGCCGTCCTTGTTGGTGATGGTGGGCAGCCGCTGGGCAATGGTGGCCTTTTCGGTGGATTCGGTGGCAATGGCGTATTCCATCGTCTCGATGCCGTTGCCGATGTAGTAGGCCGTGGCACCTGTGCCGGGCATTTTGGGGTGGCTGATGTAAACCCGCATCTCACTGCGGTCGAAGTCCGGATCGACAAAAGCCTTGTTAAGGTCAAAAGCCATGGTTAATACCTCCTGATTCGCAGGACAAAGCGCAGGTCGAGCAGGTAGCCCGTGTAGCGGTTGCTTGCGAAGCTCATTGTTGATTGTTGCACGGCACCAACGCCCCTCAATTCTGCGCCGTCTGGAAGATTGGGCTTAACCCTGTCCTGGAACATCTCTCGCAGTTTCCATGCGAGTTGCTCAAGGTAGGTTGAGTAGGCGATTGCGCCGGGTTCGGTATTGTCGTTTTCCTGCTTGGAAATAAGCTGGTAAGTCAGGGCCACGTCTGCACTACCATCGATGAACCGCTTGATAGGCGTTGCCCCTGTTGGCAGTTTGGACATGCGTATGCCTGTCCAGTCTTCGCCATAGGTGCCGTCTGCCATTTCCACTTTCAGCGCGGTATCAGGTACGCCTGCGGTCTCGTTTATGCCCAACTCGACATAGTCCTTGAGGGCTGTGTAGATTGCTTCGGTGTTCATGCTTTGCCTTCCAGAATCCTTTTCACGCCTGCGATAATTTGCTCGCGGATGTGGGCGGCGGCGTGTTCTGTCCACCGTGACCGGGCCTCTGGATTTGACCCTACTCTGTTCGCTCTCGGAGCGTTGTAGACGAATGGCCTTCCGTCATCGGTAAGCCCCCACCACTGGCGGCGGGCGTAAAAAAACGCAGATGAGTCTGATTTTGCTTTGTACGTCCATCCGTCTTTTGCGCCTTGTTCATCGGTCGTGTACTCAACAACATTCTTCAAATCGCCCGTGTCTTCAGGCGTGAAGAAGTCTGCACCCTTCTTGCATTCCTCTGTCATCCATGTTTGGGCAGCGTTCAGCCGCCTTTGCAGTTCCTGAATGCTGGCCTCCGGGTCTGGCTGCATATCAATGGAAAGCCGTAGCATTACTGTCCCGCAAGCTGGATATTGTGCGGCCTGTCCAGCCCGGCCATGTCAAAGAGATTTGTCCTGTGCAGTCGGATGCCCAGGGCTTCAAACTTGGACGCAACCATGTCGGCTTTCGGCACGATGGCGCCCGCGGGGTACTGCCCATGCTCACCCCGGAACAGCCACATATCGCGGTAGAGGGTGAACCGCGTGCCGTCTTGCTGCTCGGCTTCAGTCAGCCGCTTCCAGTCCAGTAAGGGCACAAACTCACGCCCGCCAAAATCGGAATTGACGCAATCAATCACAACACGGAAAGCGTTTGCTGTGTTCACGCCTGCCGTTTTGAAATTGTAGCTGTTGGAGTCCGCATAGTTGACGCGGCGAACTACCACGGCCATAAGCTGTTGCCCCTTACCAATCTCGTTAAACACGGTCATGGTATGGGGCAGTGCGCTTTTGTGGATTGGGGCTAGACGCATGGCGGCACCTTCTTTTTCCGCCCATAATCAGCGGATTTTCAAAAGAAGGGCAATAGGGTCGTTACCGTGTGAGGGTAACAAGGCGCAAAATGGAAAGCCCTACTTTACACCGGGGTTATTTTTTTGTTTCACCTTTTCTCAAAAGTGATTGCCCTTCGCCCCCAACTTGGAGTAGGGAAAGAGAACGGAGGCTCATATGAAAAAACTAGTTCTTGTGGTGTTGGCGGTGGCAATGGTCGGGATGGCGGGGTGCTCAACGAAATCTGCATATACTGCTCTCCCTGGTGCCGAAACAGTATCACCTGTTGGCCCCTTTGATGTTGGCGAAACGACAGACGCGTCTGGCTACAAATTCGGCGACAACGCTGAAAAAATTGACCTTGCCGCCGCAATGGGCCTTGCTTTACAGACGGCATTGAATAACTCGGGCATTTCCGCTTCACCGGGGAAGTATACATTAAAAACAACAATTACCGAGTACGCGCCAGGGAATGCCTTTGCGCGTTGGATGCTTCCTGGTGCAGGGGGTACGGTGTTGGGGGTAACTTGCACTGTTGTTGACGTGGAAACAGGCAAGCCGCTAGCAACGCTCCCTGTGCGGAGAAGTATTGCTGCTGGAGGGCTTTACACTGTCGGTGCTTGGAAATACGTCTTCGAGGAAGTGGCTGGGGAGATTGTTAAGATGCTCAAAGACACGCAGGCCAGACGACCTGAAAAGTCGAAAGAATAAGACAACAGCCGCCCCCGCCCCCGGCCCGCAACCGGGGGCTTTACTTTCCTTTCTGCGCGTTTCTAGTAATAGGGTGGCATACAAAAACGACGAGCGAGGGAACAATGAAAGTTCAGATTGTGAAATACGTTGCCAGCCAAGGCCATGTGAATGCAGTGCCCCACGTCCACTACGCCTACCGCCTGCTCTGGCAAGACGGGATAGTCGGTAGCCACGAAACCGTTATTACTGAAGACCTTGACCTTACAGAAGACGCACTCGCGGAGTACGTTTTTTATCGCCTCACGAATGACGGAAGGCAGGAGCTATCTCTTCCGGAGATTTTCGACGAAATGAGGGAGATTGGTTCGGTCAAGTATGGAACATTGAGAGGTCATGATAGGGCTGTGCCTGAAACACAATAGCCCGACGTCAGGGAAATCCATTCTTGACAATCATATTTTCATGTTCTATATTTACTCCCATGAGCACCTCCGAAAACCGCCCATATGTAACAGCCGCCGAAGCTGCTCTTGCCCTTGGCTATGCCCAGGGGAACTACATTACAACGCTGTGCGCAGCTGGCAAGATACCTGGCGCGTACAAAAGTGGTCGTATATGGATGTTGCCAACTGCGTGGATTGAAGAGCGTAAAAAACTGGACGCCGAACAGGGCATAGTGCGCGGCACCAAGTCGGGCGGGCATGTAACCACAGGCGCGGGGTTAAAGCGCAAAAGGCCAGCATACCAGCCAACAGGCCGGAAGCCAGGGCGGCCAAAAAAGACCATATAATATTTTTGTTGTTAAAAAAACTTTTGACAAGGCGCGTAATGCGCCTTTTTTATTTGATAATTATTTTTGCCTACCGTATTGACAATCGTATTTTAAAATATTATATTGCTATCAACAACAGGGCAATACAGCCCAAAGAAAACCAAAAGGGGAATCACCATGACACAGGCAACGTACCACATCATCTGGCACAGCCCACGCGGCTTCGGGAATGAGGGCATTTACTTGGTCGGCACAGCCGAGGGGCTTTTGGCCTACCAGAACCGCTTTTTTACTGATAACGGAACCCAAAAGTGGTGGCCGGAAACCAAGCGGGGCGGAACAAAGGTCGCCATGCTGGAAAAGGCCGAAAAGAAGGCCGCGAAGGATATACGCGGCTACCGCAATGACGGTGACAGAGCAAGCATCAGCGTTGAGATTGTCGACGACGACGGCGACATTTGCAGATAAAAACCCGGCAACAGCCGAAACTGCCACCGGGTAAAATCGAAGGGCTAGGCCCCCGACGTGAGAATCTAAGCCTAGCCCTTGAAACAACAAAAATCAAGGAGATAAATATCATGGCAATAACAGAAAACGGCATATCTACGACCACAACCCCCGGCCAGGAACAATACGAATACTTCAAGGCCCCGAAGCGGCCCGGTAAGCCAGCGCAAAAGCTTTGCCAGTACGACTACAGGCACACAGACGGCACCTTGTTTTCTTGCGTTGCGCCCGACTTGGACAGCGCAAGGACAAATCGCGATAACTGGCTGGCGGACAAGGCTTAATATGCTTTCTTTCTCGCACCTGCCGCGTTACAATGGCGTGGCAGGCAACGAGGCAGCAAGCCCGGAAGGAGATACCACCAATGTTATATGCCTTATCGGTCAAACAGCCCTTCGCGAGTCAAATCGCAATCGGCAAAAAAACAATTGAGTGGCGTAGCAAGCCGTTTAAGTACCGGGGCGACCTGATTATATGTGCCAGTGCAAGCCCGAAACCCAAAACCCCCACAGGCCAGCCATTGCCCACAGGGGCTGCAATATGTATTGTGACCGTGGTTGATTGTAGGCCGTTTACCAAGGCAGACCTTGCAGCCGCCTGTTGTCTGGATTACCTTGAGTATATCTACGGCCCGCCTACCGGGTGGGCGTGGATTCTGGAAAACCCGCGAGAGGTGGAGCCTGTGCCAGTTAAGGGCATAGTCGCCCCTTGGCCGTGGAAAGGCCCGGAGCTTGTGCTTGCACCGGGGTATCATGCTGGGATTGGATTTATAAAGGGGTAAAAATATGATTTTTTCGGAAACAAAAGCCGCCGTTGATTTGGTTAAAGACCTGGCCGCTCTTTTACGGCAAACGGGCAACTATGACCCTGTCTTGATACAAAAATTTGACGACCTTCGGGGTCAAGTGCTCACGGCGTATCAAACAGAAATCGAACTCTACAAGGAAGTAGACAGTCTCAATGAAAAGGTTCGCCAACTTGAGGCCAGACTTGAATTACAACAAATGTCCTACGATAAAGCCTCTGGCCTTTACTTCGTTGAGAACGGGGGAAAGAGAGATTATTACTGCCAGCGGTGCGCAGACGCAGACAAAAAACAAGTCAGGGTGACCGAACAATCTCACGGGTGGACGTGCCGCGCCTGCAATCAATTCTACCAGACCGAGCAGCAAAATCGGAATTCCCGCATGATCGAGACAGTTGATCCCGACATAAGAAATCGTTCAACCATGTGGTAAACGCACATACCGTGTTTTCTTTAGCTCCTTAATAGCCTTGAGGAGGTTACCCCCTCCCCATTTCCACTACCCGAACGCCTCCCCCCTTCTTCAAGAACGGGTCAAGTAGCTTGTCCACCGAGGAAAAGCCCGTAACGCCCTTGTAAACGTCCGAATCCGGCACGGCGAAGCTTGATGCCACCCCGTTCACGTTCTGCGAAGTAAGCGCACCTACAGCCTCTTCTCTGGTTGTCCTGAAAGTGAACCGCCCATCGGCAGCGAAGGCGCATAGTTCGCACAGGGCGTACACCACCTGCACAGGTACAACATTTTCAGGGACAGCCGTTCCATCTGCGTACCTCTGGCCCTTTTGAGGCCATGCCATGATGCGTCCACTGGCAACCGGAACACCTCTATATGGCAGGCCGTTAAGGAAATCCGTGGCCTGGATAGCAAAAACAGCCTTGTCATCATCCGACAGGTCTGCCCATTCTTTTGCTCCACGGGGCGCAAGGTAGGCGGTTATTGTGTCCAGTGAGGCGTAGGTATTCGCGCCTTCGGGCATCGTGCCATCTTCAACCACAAGCTCAATGCTCATTCTTCCATCCCCCTCGCGCAATCAATGCACAATTCCGCTTTCGGCACAGCCTTCACCCTCGCCTCGGCAATTTCTTCACCACAGGCCCGGCAATACGCCTTCCCACCCTGCCAGATAGGGCCACGCCCTGCCAGAGCGGTTGCTCCAGACAGGGCTGCAGCCAGGTGTTGGGCCTCTGTTTCACTTGCAAGGTCGCAGAAGTCAGGCATCAGACTGTCCCGATGATGCGAGGTATTCAGTGATAAAGGCAACCTTTCCGGCCTTGGCATTCACCCTGGAAGGAAACTTGATGTCGAGAGCCTCTGCCTTGGCGTCAAGTTCCTTGTTGGTCATGTCAGACAAAGGCTTTCCCGTAGGCTCTGCCAGAATTTCACCCGAACGAGGGAAGTGTTGATACCTTTCAGGAACATCCCCCGCAACAGCGTCACAACGCTCGATGAAATCGTTACTGGTGATGCTCGCGTTACGAAACACCGCACCAAGTGCCAAGGCCTCTTCCTTTTGTTCAGAAGAGGCCAGCCCACCATGAACGAAGTACAGAATCTTCTTCATGGCCCGCTCCGTTAATCACTGGTGATAAGAACGCCAGCGGTGTCCTTGACGGAAGTGGCAGTGCTATCCCAGTTGGCAGCGGTAGCAATGGCAGCATTTGTCGGTGCCTTTCCACCAGCCGCAATATCCCAGGAATAGCCATGCAGGCCAAGGTTGTAGCTCCATTCGGCCTGGTAAACGCTCTGAATGTTTTCCTTTCGGTTTTCGCGCACAAGGTTTGCATCAAAGTCGTTGTTCTGCTCCACCATCACAGCCCCGGAAACAAGACCGAGAGTGCGGTATTTGGTGCCGCTGGAGGTGTCTACCAGCGAATCCGAGTCCGTCATCACAAAGCGACGCCCAAAGGGGTCTTGAATGACGTTTACGGTTTCGTAAGTAAACAGCCGCTCGTTGTTGTTCACAGCATTTCCGAACAGGTCGGTCATACTTTTTGAATGCAGCACCCAAGCGGCAAGGCTGCCCTGGCGGTCACCGAATTTACCCGCTCCCTGCACAAGGTCGTTAAAGGAGAGAGTAGAGGCGGCAGCATGGTTCAGGGCTGCTACACCGGAAACGGCTGCGACTCCACCGGAAATTGCCACGTTCAGCATGTCGCCAAGCATAGCGATAGCAAGCTGCTCGCCAATGACAACAGCGGCAATCTCGGGATTTTGCTGAACCCAAGTATATTGGGCTGCTTCCCAAACGATAGGCGGCGTACCGCTCGATACTTTGACGCTATTGTTCTGAAGGTGTTTCAACCTCGCTTCGGTCACCGCGTTGCTTCCATTGTAGACATCGCGGCGGCGAACCAAGCCAGCAATGGCCTTGAAGGACGCCCGCATAACGAAGTCGCCCACGTTTTCCGAGGTGGCAACAAGGGTAATGGCACCAGCAGAGGCCGCGTTAAAAAGCTGAATCTGCTGGGCGAGCGTTTCCGTGGTAACAAGATAAACATGTCTGTTAAAAACAACCAAATCAAAGGCCATAATATCCTCTCTTTACCGCTATTTTACGCGGATTTTGCTTTTAAATATGCAACCTTGTCCGCCTCTGTTTTGCAGTCGGCAAGACTTTTCGGGGTTCCGAACGAGGTTCGGCTGCCCGGTTGGGAACCGCTGCCCCCATTCGGGGCAGGGTTTTTTATCAGCGATTCCCGCTGAGGATGCTGTTCGATAAGAATTTTGATCGCTTCTTCCGGGCTGGCATAGGCCGAGGGGTTCGCCGGGCTGAAAATCGGGTTGCCTTGCCCGTCCTTGGCAATGACAACGGGCTTGCCGTCATGGTACTCGACAGCGAAGTTTTTCCCCATGCTGGCATAGGCAAACTCGGGGGGCAGCACCGTTTTTTCACGCAAAAATACCGATGCAGAAAAGGCATTTTCCACAAGCAAGCTGTGAATCATTCCTTCTTTTTCGGCCACAGACCTTGCGCCGGAGGCTTTTGCTTCTTCAAGGGCTTTTTCAAGGCTGCTGACCTTCTGCGATGCTTCTTCGGCATACTTGCGCTTCAACTCGTCCAGTTTGCCAGCCTCAACCATCTTGCCTTCGTCAATGGTCTTGACCAGTTCAAGGGCTTTTTTGGCTTCTTCGGGCACGATACCATCAAAGGCATTGAGCTTGGCGATAGCCTCGGCAAGTTCCCTTTTGGCAGCTTCGGCGGTTCCGTGCTTGGCTCGGTTGGTATCAATCATTTCATTGACATCGAGGACAGTCGGCTCGGTTGCCCCGTCCTGAATGAAGTAGGCGCGGCCCTTCTCGTCAAGTTTCGGCTTGCCGTCAGCATCAAGAAAAAGTTTGAATGGCATGGAATTTCTCCCTGTCTATGGTTCTCCGGCAGGATTGCCGACTTGGTTTTGCAGGCAATTCTACAATGGAAAAGAGGGAGTGCAAGAAAGTCGTTACCGTGTGAGGGTAAAGAGGTCAGGAAAAATCGTTGACACAAAGAGCATAAAAAGCTATAAAAAGACATGAGCAAGATTGACTGGACGCCGAAAGCACTCAAGCAGCTTGTAAAGTTGCCGATTGCAATACAAGACAGTATCAACGATGCCGTTGACGCTATGGCTATCGAATGGCCTGCGAGCCGGAACGTAAAAAGTATGGTCAATCGCAGTGACTATCGCTTGCGTGTTGGGCGTTACCGTGTGCTGTTTATCGTTCTGCCAGATGGCGAAATTAGAGTTTTCAGAATAAATGAGGTGAAAAAGCGCGATGATAGAACATACTAAGCACCAAATCATAAAATATGATGGCATACCCGTTGCCGCTATTATCCCGTATGACGACTACCAGCAGTTTCTTGATTGGGTGGCCGACCAGGCTGGGGAAGACATTCTAAGTGATGAAGAATATGAGGCTGTCGTGAACGAAAAAAACACCATCCCGCATGAGGTGGTGTCTGCCATGGTGAGAGGTAGAATGAGCCTTATTCGTGCATGGCGTGAATATCTGAATCTTACTCAAGAAGAAGTGGCAAAACGTATGGGGGTAACACAACCTGTTTACGCCCGAATGGAAAGCGGAAAAACAACCACTCGACTATCCTCACTCAAGAAGATTGCCAAAGCTTTTGGCGTTAATCACGAGCAACTGGACACTACAGAGGATTAGCGAACCCCTGCCCACGGTAATCTCGCAGGTATCGCAAATGCTCCGAGTGGGGTTTCTTCGCACGGGAAACAAAATCGACGGTAATGCTCTTGAAATTGTAATTGCAATGCGGGCAACGGTGATACCGGGTTTTGATACCATCACGCCAGGGCAAATGGCTGTACGCCTTGCGGGTGTAATAACCACAGGCCGGGCATTCGGCACCAAACTGTTGTGACCAGTCCACGCCGTCAAGAATGCTTTTATCTTCGTCTGCCATCACTCGCCTCCAATTCCTTGAGTGTGAACAACTCTCCTGTTTTTCGGTTTACGAAATCGCCCAAAGTCGCCCCTTGCTGATACAGTTCAAACCGCTTCGGCCCCATGGCGTTGATTTTGAAAAAGTCATCTTGTTTCGCCAGCCAGCTTGCATAATCCCCCTCATGCTTGGCAATCTCTATGACCATCCGGTTGCCGCCGTAGTCGTTCGGTTCGTTATACCAGTTCGTGTATTCGCGGATTATGCGGCTCATGTCCATTTCTGGCAGTCCGAGCGCGGCCCAGTCGAGTACCGGGAGCCAGAAGCATCGACACTTTACGTGCAATGGACATGGTGGCCTTTCCTCTGCCAGCGTCCACCGTTGGCCGTCCAGCGCGGCGCATCGCAAACAGGTTCCCCTTCCTGTCTGCTTGTTGCCCGGCTCTAGTATGGCACTCCATTGCACCTGCTTCACAAGGCCACTGTTGGCCTGAATGACAACTTCCCGCGCCTGTTCGCTGGATGTGTGCAGATAGCTTTGAGCCAACTCCGACACGCCTTGAATGCTGATATTCGTACCCTCACGCACAACCCGGTATATGGCCGTCCGGCTCTCTTCGCTCTGAAACAGTCCAGACTCTACAGCCTCGCGCAATCTCTGCTCTACACCTACGTCAAGGGCCGATTTAACCCACTCGCGAAGGATTTTCCCGCCCACATAGGCTGATGCCAGCAATAATCCGAACTCTGCCGCGCTTATGGCTCCAGGGGATTCAACCTCTTCGGCAGCCCCGTCCAGCGACAGCGTATTGTAGTGCTCTGTCAGGGATGCAGTGCCTACCATGCCTCCAGCGAGGGTGATAAGGTTGGTCAACTGATTGGCTACTGCCTCTGAGTGTTCCCTTATTTCGGCCAATATTTTGTCTATTCGCTGCGCTGTGAGGTCGCTCGGAGAGTATTGCCCTAAATGGCCGGAAAGCACCTTGTGCAACTCTTCCAGCAACACCCGGACGCGCTCGGCTACAACGCTATTTGCATCGTCAAGCTCATACTGCCATCGGACATTGCGGATGAGCAGGTAGAGGTCGAGTTCGGATTGGAGGGTGTTGCTCATTCAGCTATTCTCCACATCTCTTCCCACTTGCCCACATGGAACCCGGTACAGTCACCGGGCTTGCCATTGGCCCCAACGCTCTCGCCCGTAAAATGGCAGAATGTGGAGCCATTGCGCTTCCTTCCAAAATACCAGCAATCGGCACAACAACGCACGTCAACGCCCTTCACTTCGATTCCCTTGTCCTCTGGCCAGCGCATCGGCGAGAGACTGCCCCAGGTTTGTCGGGCCTGTGCCGTCTGTGCCGGAACGCTGTTCGTTTTCCAGCTTCGCCTTTTCTTCCTGCGCATCAAGGCCGAGGATCTCGTAGATGGATTCAAGGCTGATGCCAGGCTCTGACAAGGAACGCAGTTCCATGTAGCGTTTGAACAGTTCGTTCTGTGTGGCTTCGGGGTCAAATTCTTCGTTGTAGGCAATGACGACGTTATCGAGTGCCGTGTCGCCAAGATTCAGCCACTTTGCCGCAAGTTCCCAGCATTTGCGCTCACAGGCAGAGGCGTTCACGGCGAACTGTGCAAGTTGTGACTTGATTTGTACCGTGTCCAGCCGCTTGCTATCGTAGGTTTCAGCCTGTGCGGTCTGCTTGCGCGTCTGGCGTAAACTGATTTCACGGAGGGATTCAATGTCGTCCAAAATCTGCTGACGGCGAGCAGCGAAGGACTGGCCGGATGGCTCGACAAACTCAAGTCGGGCCGTAGGGTCGGAGAAGGCCCACAGGAGACTTGTGGAGCGCATCAGCTTTCCGTGCTCTTCCTCGTCTTTGAGGCCAAAGGCAGCAAGCAGGGGAAATGCCGTATCAAAAAGCTGTTTATCCTGCTCGGAAGAGTTGTTGAAGATGCGGAGAATGAGGCTCGCCACATCGTCAATAACGCTTTTCCCGGTCATAGGGCTTGTTTCTTCATACAGGAACGGCACAATGGGAACTTCGCCCAGGTGATGCTCTCCATCGGCAACCACCTCAAAAGAGCCCTTGTCCCTCGCTTCAAGGCGTTGCCACCCCACCTTTGTCCAGACGGTCAACACCTTCACGGTTTCAAATTCCGTGAACGGGCCAGAGGATTCTTGCCGCTCGTCGCGAATAACCACATAGTCAAGAGAGCCGTCAGGCGCATAATCCCATGCAATCATGCTGAGCGCGGGAACGTCCACAAAGTACGGCATAAGGCCCTGGCTCTTCGCTTCGGCAAGGGTGTTTGCGGCCTCTTCGCTGGTTGTCATATCCACCAGAACGAACCGCGCCCCTTCAGCAGCAGCACGGGTGCAGACTTGCCCAAAGAATAGTTCAGAGGCCTTGCCTTCGCGGTTGCAGTCGCGCAATAGCGGCTCAAGGCTATCTATGTCCTCAATGCCCTCACGCTTTGCCCCGTCCATGATGGAAGCGGCGAACAGGTCAACCGTTGGAGCCGCATAGTTCTTGTACGATGCCCGGTCACGGCGGATTTCGTATTCTTCGTCTTTCTCGAAGCGGTGCCGGTGCAGGTAGGGATTTGCCCCGCCATTTCCTGCCTTTTCTATGGCCTGCCCCCCATCGTAAAGGTCGGCATTACGTTTGTAGGAATCGGAGTATTCCTCGTACAGAGGGTGGAGTTGTTCAAAGTTGTTTTCATTTGCCATTGTGCACCTCTTAGGCGATTACAAAGCGTTTTGGAGTTAAAGCCCTGTAGCGGGCCATGTCGTAAATATGGTCTTCTGCCTTGGTATCCACGTCATCAGTATTCTTCTGATTACGGGGCAAGACAGGCACCGTGCGAATGAAGTGAGAGCATGTGTCGAACACAAACATGCCCGGCTCTTCCATCGGCTTTTGCAGGCTGGCCTTCAGGAGTTTACGAAGGGCTTCAAGCCCGGTCTTTCTTGAGCCAGGCCGTTTGTCTGCTTCTGTCCAGCGAACACCAGCACGGGCCATATCATCAGCAATGCTCTTGCCGTTCTCGACAGCGTAGATGGCCGAATCTGCCGGGCCATCGTTCACCTTGCGGCCCTTGAAAATTTGCTTTTCGATAGCAAGAAGTTCCCTCGCCACCTCAACAGCCAGCATTTTACAGCCTTCGTCCGGGTTTCCGTTCCAGCCGTAGTATTCAGCGACAAGAAACAGGGTGCCGCGTGGGTAGAATCGCCTTTCGCCGTTCACAGTACATTCTGTGCCGTCACTTTCTGCCCACCAGCCCACGGCAAAAGGCTTGCTGCTCCCCCAGTCAAAAGAGCGGTCGATGCGCCAGCTTGACGGAATTGAAAATGGGCTGACTACGTGGGATTCTCGCCGCCATATATCGTCAAATGCGCCACCTGCAACAATATCCCAATCACCATCGCGCATGGCCCGGACAAGGGCAGGGTCGCCAAGACCCTCAAGGCGGGAGAGATAGTCGGGGTCAAACTCTCGTAGTGTGGGGTTGTCGTCCAGCCGAGCCGGTATGTACTGACGCAACATGCCACCTTCGGATTTCGACATTTCCCGAATCGCCATCGGAGGCGCACGGTCAATAAAGTCTGCCTTCACCCAGTTGTGTCCAATGCCGCCAGGGTTAGAACCGCAAATGATGCGAGGGAATCGAGCTTTGTATTCAGCCGGAACCGCAATGCCAGCTAGACGAACACGTCCGCGCAAATAATTATAAATAAATCTAGTAAAATGGGTTAGTTCGTCGATTAGGAGGAGGTGAATTTCTGCTCCCTGGTACTTGTAGGCACTCTGCTCATACTGGCAGTGACAAAGAAAGATTTTTGAACCATTCCAGAACGTAATTTCGCCGTTGGAATAGTTGACCTTCACATGGCCAGCATCAACGAGGTCGGCCAACAGCACTGGAAAGCCGCTTGGCCCTTCCATGTGGTTTTTGCGAAGGTCATCAGACAGCCGCCGGAACAGGTAGCATTGCAAGCCCGCGATAGAAGCGCACCAGAAAACGGCGGCGGTGCGCAGAAGATGAGATTTCCCACCACCTGCGGCACCGCCATACAGAATTTCCGTAGCTGGCGAAATGAATGCCTCACTTTGCTTCGGGTGCAATTCCATTCAGCACAAGCTCCACTTTCGGGGTCTGTTTAACATTGGCGTTAATATCCTGTTTGTCCGACTGTCCAAGGAGTTGTTTGCCCATCCATATCTGCATGGTGATATTGCCATCGAGAGCGGCCTTCATCTGTGACCGTCGCAAAGACAACTTGCCTTCGGATTTCCCTTTCTCGTAGGCAGCGAGAAAGGCGGGGTCTTTCTTGAGTCGGGTTATGGTATCCACGCTACAATCTAGGAACGCCGCAAGCTCTTCGTCCGTTGGGTGAAGAATGCTGATTTTTCTCACCTCGTTCAGGTCTGGCCTGAATGGCTTACGCCCACTTCTGCCCTTTTTGCCCGCCAT